TCATTTGGCATTCTCCTTGAGCTTATGTATCCACGCCCCGATGATCTTCCCGATCTCGTCGATCAGTTTTCCTATGGCGATAAACCGATGCGCACCGTTCACGCTAGCATCCTCTTTGCCGTTTTTAAAGTTGAAGTACCCCAATTCGTTGGCAAGGTAGATCTGCATGCGAAGCTTCTGGTGCGTTACGTCAAGCTCCGTGAGTGTTGTCTTTTTGAAATAACGCTTATTTGTCTCCGTTATGAGGTCATAGAGACTGTAGGCTGTATTGCGAATGGTATTTGACAATGCGTACTTCTCGTGTCTCGGGAAGTGATTGAGATAGATGTTGAGTAGTTTTATCATCTCCATGTATTTCCGGTTTAAGATCGCTTCACTGTGAATACCCATTCTCCCTCACCTTTCATTTCGTTCGCTACCGCTCACTATGACGCAAGCACAGAGGCGCGCGCCCCCACAGAGTAGTACGAGCCCGCACGGCTATGGCTCAGAAACATAGCGAACGGCCCCGCAGCGGAAGAGTGGAACCAATGCCCGCCACAAAACGCGGCCAATTCGTTTATTAGGTATTTGTATAATCCGTCGTTACCAAACTCCGCAGTTCCACTGCCACTTACACCATTTGCAAGCGGTATGCCTACAGAAGTTCGTTTGTATGCAGCTGAATTTCTATCTGTTGAAAAGCCGAACACATTACTCGTTCCGTTTCCGATGTAGGTCCATCCGCTATTAGTATTGATAAGATCGGAGATGTCTATGACATCATATAAATCGCGGTCATATGCACCACCACCGCCTGTTATGATTGAGTCGTTTAGGATGGTAGTGATGTCTACCGACTCTTTGATGACGAGGAAGCCAGTGCTATCAAAGCGTATGAGACCGCTTCCAACTTCAAACATATTTCCAGTCAGGTCTGCGATACCGCATTTTTGGCCGTTGTGCGTGGTTTTGGCGAAGTTTGATCCGCTGCCAGTCAATGCACAATTTGAGTATCCTGAAGCAGTGAAAGTGACGCTAGTGTCATTATAGTCTTTCAATGCGTTTGCCAAGTTTCCTTTTGGCATTTTTGGAACAACGTCTATGTAGGCGCACACGTCAGTCGTTAGAGAGGCCTCTCCGTGAGCTTTTGCCATACGGGCCAACATATTATATGTCCAAATTGGAGTGACAATGGCATCGATTGACATCGTCTTTACGGCCGTATAGAGTCCGCCGTAAGTATTTAAAGGCGTACCGTTGAGGGCTGAGATTGGATTGTGCGCACTATTCGTGGACAGCGGGTCTTTCCCTTGCTGTGATGAGAAGATACCGCCATTGTTTGTGCCACCGTATTTGGAAACGAAGATGCCCCTAATCTCTGCGCCAGCATTAATAAATGTGCGATCTAGTACATAGCCATCTGCCGCGGTATCTGAGTAGGTGAACGTGTTCCCGGCTATTTTGTAATAATGTTTTGGTATGTAGACGCAGATAGCACCAGAAGCAACGTGCAAATAGTTTCCATAGTTGTCGCGGCCTATTGTATTGTGACCTTCCAGCGGGATAAACCCAGCAGCAGTATACACACTCTCAGGCGCAGCAGCCACACCAAAACCAAGTTCGCCGGGCTTCCCTAAAAAATAAGCGCGGGAGAAGATGGAAATCTCACTCAGGGTGGGTCCAAGGAACAAGCGTAACATTTAATATACCTTGTAATAATATACAACAACATTATCGCCGAAAAAGTATGCCGTTTCGCCATCTGCGACGGTAAACCTAAAAGCCGCAGAGCTATCGATATGTATAGCATCTAAAACGTTTGTAGGTTGTGAAGGCCCTCTGCCAATGTATAGATCGCCGGTGCTTTTTTTCTGCATATCATATGTACCTGCTGGTATTGTTGCTGTCCATTCTGTATCAGTAGTTAATTTAGCCATTTCTTATCCTTTTATGTATTATTCGACTCTGTTTAAAAACCAGCCAAAAATAAATGCCTCATCTTTTTCTCTTCGTTCTGAAAGCTCAACATAGTAAGCACCCTGTAGTGAATTTAGCATACGTAGCAGCACTTTTTCACCGTCTAAGCCCCTTACTTTAAAGTATGATCTTAGGGCTATAAGCGTCTTACCCCCTATATCACCGTCTACTGTTAGATCATAGTAGTATCTCTGTCTATCGTTAAGCGCATTAAGAGACCTTTGTAGAAACTTTGCAGCAGTTCCTACACCCATATTTATAGCCGTATCTGCCAGCTCTGCTGCCAGTAAAGTAGATAAAGACTCTATGTTGTCTAGCATCAGCTTATCCCAGTATAGTTTGCTATAAATGGTAAACGCTGCAGATCTATGTAGTTTTTTCATCTCTCCAGTATAGCCGTATGCTCTGGCTACTGCTACGGTTATGCCATAATTTGTTTCGCCGCCACTGTCGCGTGGGTCATTTATGTAACTGCCCTCACGCTCGATGATATCGTTTATCACTTTTCTCTTTAAATCACTCATCATCAAGCTCTAAAAAAAGTTCTCTCATCGTGTTCACCTTTCTTGCCAACATTGAAACTCTCTACCGGTCTGTGATATCCCATCACTCTGGTATACACAAGGCACCTGGTTCTTTTGTCTTGATGCTCTTTAAGTGTTTTTTTACGTTCTGTTTTTGTCATTTTTTTGTCCTCCAAACTTTTTGTTATAGTCGTTGATCTGGTTATTTAAAAACTCATTGATCTTACGTAGTTCCCTGTTTTGTCTTCTTACCATAATATAGTTCTTGATAAGTATTTTGAACTTCTCTACACTAATCTCTACGATCTTTGCCATGCTGCACCCCCACTTCTTTTACTGTGTACTCCAGGTCAAAGTCAACTACTGGTTTTTCTGTATATTCCCAGGTTACCAGTTTGGGCCGTACTTCTATATTCTCACCTGCACCAGTGCCGAAAACACTACAGCCGTTTAGTATGAGTACCGATATTAGTATCGATAGTGCCGTTATACTCTTCATAGCTAATCCCTTTCAGTGCTTCTTTTTTCTCTATATGCTTCTCAGTGAAGAGCTTCGCCTTTTGTACAACTGTCTCTTTTTTTGCAGTTTTGGTAGCCTGTAACTGCTCTTGGTAAGCTGCTTCTATGTTAGCGATTGGTTTGTAATGCCAAAAGTAGAGAAACGCAGCCATGACGAATGCAGTCGCGGCATACAAATATAACCTTAATTTATAGATTAATGCCGCCATGTAAATAACCTTTCATTCTCTCTCTTAAAAGCAGCGCGGTGATAAATGAAGATCATGCCTATTATTAAGATGAAATGCGCCAGCGCTTCATTGATTCTCACTGCTATTACAGCAGCAAAAATCACATTTATTATAATGAATGTGGATAGGCTTTTTTTGTATAGCTTGTTCACGAAAGACAGAAACCATAAAAAAGTCAGAACAGCCTGTAAAGCAAAAAAACTCATCTTCTCCACTCCATAATCATGTTCTGCACCTTTTGTATTATTGTATCAAGCAGACGAATAATGTAATACGAAGCAAAAACACCGATAAACAGTCTCCCTGATACGTCATTTGTGATGTGTTCTCCGGCAGCTACGTACGCGCTTGGCAAAGCAAGTGTCCCGAACAAGATGTATTTTATAATCTCTGACATGCTATGCGCCTTGTCTTCTGTGTGCTCTATGTCGTAGTGATAACTCAGTATGCTCACTACAAGCCCTATCAACCCAAGTATGATAAGCTCTACGTTGATATTATCAAGAAACCCGACACCGATCATCCCTGCGCTTGTAGATGCTGCTAGCGCTTTTGCTCCAATTGTAGTAGTTTCATTTAGCATAATTTACCTTTTTTTGTTATCATTTTTAATGCTCCTTATCTTGTTATTTCTGCCCATGTAACCCACCCATTGCTGCTATCTATGGTATGGCTTATCCTTTTTATGCTGTACTCCCCGTCATCGTCCACAGTTCCTACCAACTCCACTACGCCTCCAGCATACATCACTGCCCCGTCTATCTCAAAGCTTCCGCCCACGTGGCATCCTTTTGTTTTCTCAAGCAAAGCAGTAGCTTTTGCAGCTGCTTCTGCTTCGTCCTTAAATTGTCCATAATGCACTATACTCGGGTCACCATCACCTACTATTACCTCTTTTTTTATATTGTCTATCGTGCAGTGCCAGCAGCATTTACAACTGTTATAGAGTGCTTTTTTGCTATGGGTTATGGTGAGATTGTGTACATCGTTCTTATGAACCATATACCTTGGCAGTTCATTACTTGCTTTACCGTCTTTGATGCGGTGCAGAAATATAAGCGTCCTGTTTTTGATGTTGAAAATAGCGTTATACTCACCGGCCACTCGGTTTAAAAAGTGTATGTCACTCTCTTTGTCCTGGCTTAGGCTTTTTATGGTGATATCATCATAGTCGCACTTAAGTTTAAGATCGTGACGTTTTGCAATTTGTGTACATATATCTTTGATGGTTACCTTTTCGTAAGTGATCTCACGCTTTACTTTAAGCGCGCTGGAAAAGTTTACGCCGGTTGCTTTTACCGTCAGTGTATAGTCATCATCCTTTGTAGTTTCCTGTACCACAAAAGACCCAAAATATACCAAGGTTAGACCGTACCCCATCCACAGTTCCAAGGTATCGTCTGCCTGTGGTCTTGCTATCGCGCCCTCTACGGTAATACACAGCTGATCTGCTTCTTCGTTTGCTTCATCTTCAAGAGAGATAGACGCGCTGTTATTTTGCAGTGTGGCAGTTATATCTGTACCGTTTGCCAGTATCTTATACGTGGGTTTTTTTGGGATGCCAAACAGTTCTACCATAGTGTTTTTACCTTGATCTCTTGTACTTGCATTGTTATGGTAGGCATATTTACGATATCGCCGTTTTCTAAGATAGGCTTTGCTGATAGGTGTAGGTTTGCATCCATCACCTTATTGAAGTATTCAAGCGTGCCATATTCGCTATAGGCGATCTGGTCTAACCTGTCACCGTGCTGTGCCGTAACCTGTTTCATAGAAGACCGCCTAAAAAGCTTGCTGCCATACCTGCTATGTCAAGATTGAAGCCGTCGCCGACTACAGCTATAGACAGCGCGTATTCCTGTCTTAGAAATTCACCCGTTTTTAAAAATGTAGATTTGTCTGTATCTAGTGTAGTTATAATGATAGTTTTGCACGTTCCGTCCGGCAGCGTCAAGATATGCTGCGTTTTCATCTTGCCAAGCAGCTCGAAGCTTTTTAGCTGATGCTGACTTTGGCAGATCAGCGTACCGTGTATAGTGATCTCTTCCTCGTATCTCCCTATGTTTTGGAAGCTATCAAAATTCCCAAGCTTTTCATGCCGTGCGAACTTGAAAGTAAGGTAGCTGCTGATGCTGTCTATATCTCTATTGTCTATGTCAAACGTGAAAAAATCTATCATAGCCAGCATAGTGTTACCCACCCCCTGCACATTTTCCCTATTTTAGTAAAAGTTTTCATATTTTTAAAGCCCTCTAAACATCATCGCTAAGCGATCTGCTGTTGCACATCCTTATGGCTTTCTGTACCGCCTTTTCTACATTTACGCCTTTTGCAGGATTATTTACGGTTAGATTTACATTATAGTTATGGTTTGAGCCAGCGCCGCTTTTTTTGCTCTTTTGCTGCTCTGGTGTGTATGCTGACTTCTCTTTAAATAGTGGCTCTGTTTTAAACAGCGGCTTTGATGGCTGCGCTGCAACAGCAGCACCAACTTTAGATGTTTTGCCGCCTTTGCTTGCAGCACCTGATGACTGTTGCTTGCCATCACCGCCACCAAGACCTAGCCAGTCTATAGTGCTACCTACCCATCCTGATACGGTGTTGAATTTATCTGCCAGCCACTCGAATTTCACAGAAAACCAATTTAGCAGCGTTTCCCACCCTGCTTTTATAGAAGCTATAGGGCTTTGTATCACTTCATTAATGTAGCTGCTTGATTTGCTAAAAATATCATTAATGCTAGTCCACAGGCTGCTAAACCATACTTTTAGCTTATCCCAGTTTGTATAGATAAGATATGCTGCTGCTGCTATCGCAGTAACGGCTAAACCTATTGGGTTAAGTAGTAGTATCTTACCTACAAAACCAAGTGCAGCACCAACAAATTTTATAGCACCACCCAACACTAAAAAGCCTTTACTAAGCATAGGTATAGCCATAGTCAAAGCCCCTATAGAGATAGCAACTGTACCAAGTACCACAGCAGTAGCACCAAACAGTGCTATACCACCAGTGACCCATCTTGTAAGCTCAGGGTATTCTTTTATCATCCCGCCAAGCTTCATGGTTACTTTCCCTATCACCTTTCCTATATTGTTCACTATGGGCGCAAACCCAGTGCCGATCACTGTAATAAGGTTACCTATGCGCTGCTGTAGCAGTTCCATTTCATGGCCGTCATTCATGGCTTTTGCCATACGCTCTACTTCATCAGTTCCGTTTGCCATAGAGTTGCTAACGCTGTTTATACCGTCTTTAAGTTGTCCTGTTTTGTCATAAAGCGCTGTTATATATCCAGCCGCCTCATCTGAGCCAAACGCTTTTGTAATTTCCATCTTTTCCATGTCATCAAGTACGTTGCCATAATGTGCATGGAGTTTTTCAAGTATCTGTGGCGTTGACAACAGCTGGTTGTTTTGGTCAACAAAACTCATATTTAAATCTTCTTGTGCTTTGGCCGCACCTTTTAAAAATGCCTTATATTTTGTAGCGCCCTCCGAGCCGCTCATGATCCCATTAAGCGTTCCAAGTATTGCAAGCTGGTTAGATAGCGGTACGTTTGATGTAGTAGCAGCTGCACCGAGCGTCTCTATTGCGCTTTGCATTTCGCTCCCAGTGGTTTTAAACTGCTTTACGGCTGCGCCGATACCTGCACTAAACGCCTGACCGAATTTGATATCTTTTTCTTCTTGGCTTAGTTTATTCCACCCGGCTGCCGTCTGGCTTTGCAGTTCGTCAAACTGTTTGGTATAAATACCGTACCCGGTAGCAAAAAAAGATGTCATCTGCTCTGTAGTTGACTTTGTGGCTTTACCGGTTAGGGATGCAAGCCGTGTAAACTCCGCTACCCCTGTATCGCTCAGTGAAGCGATACCACTTTTGATATCGTAAGAGGCGCGCACAAAGTCCGGGGCTGTAGTGCCGCTGAACGTGTTTGAAAACTTAACGGCTGCATCTGTGATCTTACTTATGCCAAGATCGCCTATATCAAGTGATTTTATCTCGCCCTGTGCTGCTTTAAGATCACTAAACGCCTCATAAGGCTGTTTGAGTGCAGCACCAATGGCCATACCAGCACCAAGCGTTACCGTGCCAAGCTTTGTCATGCTGCTGCCAAGCTTTTTGATTTTCCCCTCATACTTGTTTATAGCCTCTCCAGCCTTGCCAAGTGACGGTGTTAGCATATCTTTAGCCGATAGGATTATCCCAAGTGCCAGCATCTTTTCCATTTTTTACACTCCTGTGGTATAATAGACCTATGAAAGAGATTATTTTTTATATAAAGTCCTTGATAGGGCTATTTTTCGCTTGTATCATTGTATCTGTGATCGTTGGTATGCTGACAGGCTCTACTACTGCTGTATCGGTTACTGTGGTAGCTGCTACGGTAGTAGGCTTTGGGCTTATTGTTCGCTCAGCTCTTGTGCGATCTTCACAAACTCTCTAAACTCATCCGTTTCCATTTCTAACATATCGCTATAACTAAAGTGCATGGTATGACCCACCAGAGCCATACCCATACGCGCATCGTCATAGCTTATGATAAAAAACCCTGTAGCATCATCTGGTAGATAGCGTAGTCTTCAATGTCAAGTGCGTACAGTTCTTCTTCTGTCAGCTCTGTAAGATTACGCATCAAGATAAGCTCTTTTCCTGCATCGGTATTACCCTCGTTTGATAGCTTCATATCCCTAACGGTAGGCTTTCTCATCTTTGCAGTTTTACCGTTTGACAATATGTTACTGTCAGCTCTTTTTAGCTGTTCAAGCCTTTTTTCAAGTGCTTTACGCTGTGCTGCTTCTTCAAGTTCCGCTACCTCTTTTTCAAGTGCTTCTAGTGTTTTTGTTTCAGCCATGACTCACGCCCCCTTATAGTATATGCTGTCTGAGTACTTCAAGGTGATCTACGCCAGCGATCTTTGCGATCATATTGCGCGTATCCATGTGCACCAACTCTTCACCGTTCAACTCATATGAAAAACGCTCTGCTGTTCCCTTAAGCGTGGTAGTGCCTCCGTCACCTGCACCGATGCCGCCAAGCGCGACACCTGACTTACCTTGTATTGTCGCTACAAAAGGTATCTTAGTGCCATCCTGCAGGATAGACCCCTTAAGTACGATACCGATACCTTTCCCGCTGGCGATACCTGTAGAAGCAGCAGTATAGATGATCTTATTGAACTCTTTTACCCCTACTTCAAACTCCATTTTTTTGAATACGCCCGTATCTACGTCACGCTCAAAGCCGCCAGCCTTTGAAGTCTCTAAAATACGTTCAATGTCTGGTAGGCTGATCTTATCCGTAAGACCTGCAAACCCGTTGCCCTCGATAAATACAGAAACGTCCACTACGCTCTGTGGTAGTCTAACCTGTGTTCCCATTTCTCAACCCTCCTTAGCCGTTGATATAGTTGATAAGTGTCTCATTGTAAGCATCTGAGTAAACAAGCTCTATATTAAGCTCTCTGATACTTGGCATATCCTGTACCTCTACTGTCAAGTAGAATTTACCAGCCGTTACCGTTGCCAGTGTGTTTTTCAATGGGTCAAAGAATACATCAAACCCGATAACCACACCATTGCCTTTTAGCTCGTTCATAAACTCTACGATTGTCTTTTTGACCCAGATAAGCTGATCTGCTTCTCTATCCCTAGCCCACTTACTGGCTTTGATGATAGCATCAAGCAGCCTGTGAAATGTCCTTACCCTGTCTAGTGCTTGCCAAATAGGGTCAATGTCTGTAGTTTCAAACCCGTAAGTACGCCAGCCAACATCTTTGACGATACAGCCTACTCCACTTTGTCTAAGTCTTCTAGCCTCACAGTCCTGACCCTCTAGGTACTCTATGACCCTGGTCGTACCTGCCACACCTTTAGCGATACGGTTAGAGTGGTTTTGCGCCCATCCAAAAGGCGTATTACCGTCATGGTATGCGATCACTCCAGCCATCAAAGCACTGTAAGGTATCTCCAGCCCGTCAGCGTTGTACTTTCCAGTACCTACAAGCAGGTACATACTCCCGAAGTTTTCTACAAACGTAGCTACCCCTGCCTCATCTTCGCTAAAGTTATCTACGATACCAATACACCACAGTGCTGTAGCGATAGCATCCACTTTTGCCGCCACCGTAACGTCAGCAGAGTACTCCGGCGTAATAATCAAACCGTTCTTAAGCTCGATGCCAGTTACCGGGTCAGCTTGCTTAAGCATATCAAGACCGGCAAGCACATTAGTAATGTTATTCGCTTCTGTAGCATCTATCGTAGAAACGTGTACTACCAGTGGGCAGTTTACACCTTGGAGATAGATACCAGTTAAGGCAGCTTTAAGCGTTCCGTCTGTAATGTTGTTATCCGTGACATACTTTAGCCCCTCTTCTGCATTGTTGAATTTCATAAGCCCTGTAGTGCCAGCGTTAGCCGTTGCTACGATACCGATAGGCGCAGAGCTGCTTACCGTCACAGGTCTTGCAGCTGTTACACCAAAACTACCATTAATACCGTAATTCAAATCCATGTTTTTGTTTCCTTTCTTTATGTATTTAAAGTATTTATATTCTCACCAAAAGTGACACGCTTTTAAAACCCCTTTTTATATTGCAAAAAAACTCGTTATAGATAGTCCCATTCTTGCTTATCTATTGACTTAATGCAGTGATCTTTTTCATTAAAAACCACATCAAGCAACATGCAAAAGTACTTTCTCATCTTGCAGCATCCAAGCTTTCCTTTTTGCAGATAGTATCCATCCTCCCCGCTGACAGTCTCGTCTACTTTTCCCCCTCTTTTTGCATTTGAGTATTGATCTCTTCCTAAGGCTGCATTGTAGAAATATTGCGGTAGATTCTTTCTATTTATCAAGACGGCTCTTGGCATCATAAATAGATCGTATATTCCAAATACAATGAGTGAAGCAATGTATATAAAAAACGCCCTCATAGTTCCCCCATATTGAGCTGATCTTCTTTCGCTTGTCTTTCACCAGTAAGTTGAGCAATTGCAATAGTATAGGCATCTGCCTTTTCTATGATCTTCCCAATAAGATACACCTTATCAACTCCTCTTGCTGTTGCTATGCCGTCTATAAGTGGGGTTGATACCGTATTGTTGGCAACGTATGCCCTGGCTTCTGCTTCTTGTTTGCTCCATGTGCCTTTCTCACTATCGGGCACACCAGCAGTGAGTTGAGCAATTGCGCTTTCGTATTCCCTGTTAATTTTTTTGATATTCTTCGTATATATCTCTTCCGTGCTCATATCAAGCACATTCTTGGTGCGTGTGACTGTTCTTGAAGCTTCGTCTATCTCTATGACCTCTCCGCCAAGCCTTTGATACTCTGTTACTGTAGGAGCTACATCGATAAGCTTATACAATCCTGCATCAAAATACTCTTTGTCTTCTGCAAGTTTACCAAAAGAGATATTTTTATAGCTCCCGCCTACACTTACTATTTTCGTAACTTTTCCGTCTGTTATTTCTGCGTACATTTTAGTTTCCTCTTATTATTAGATACATTGCAACTGCTTGCTGGTAGACATCAGTCGCGTTGAAAGTGAATGAAGGCTGGGTATTATCATCAACATCGATCGTAAATATTTTAAACCTAGGATATGTTTCTGTTGTATCTGAAAACAGTAGGTTAACCTCGTGTGTTGTTGATGAAACGTTTAATGTGTCTGCATCTGCGCTATGCCGTATGTTCATAATAGCAACAATCAAATCACCTTTTTGTGCTTCAATGGGTGATACCGTAATAGGATAGAGAGTTGTTCCAGTGAACTCTTCTTGTTTTACAACTGTCATGTTTCTTTTTTTTAAAACTCTGCAATAAGATAGCCTGAAGTCAGTTTCTATATACTGATCTCCAAACGCTGTATTTTCTGGGTCAACATCAACAGAAATTGTCTTTATATAATCCCCATTGGTTATACTTTGAACTCCCACAAATATACCCATATGCTCTTCATCCGTATTATCAACCACATCATATAGAAAATCAGGAGTAACCCCGTCAATATGGAAATAATTAAGAACATCATACTCTGGGTCGTATGAGCTTGCAATTGCGATTAAAAGCATTTCTTCGTTAGGAATAGCACTCCCAGCAGTTGTATCCATTGTGATACCAGTAGCCCCGTCTGCTCTATGGTTTGCTCCAAATTCGATAAACAACTTCTTCTTGTTGCCAGCCATCAAAAGTGACCGTATCATACGATCACTCCTATATTTTGTGCAATTACAGACAGGGTATAGGTTCCGTTCTTATCTACTTCTATCGCTATCAAGTCCGTGCCACTCACGGTAAATTCTGGCAGTGCTCCGTCTTCTACTTTCAAGCCTGCGGGGAATGTGATCGTATATGCCCCCCAGTTGACCGCTTCAATGATGTACACGTTTTGATTTGCAGATACTCCTCCGAAAGCAATCGTGAAGTTACCACCAGCAGTGATTTTCTTCCTGTTACCATCTGAAAAGTATATCGTATGGGTTCCTGTAGATACAGTAACATCTGCAAGTTGGTTGTACCACACGTCTTTAATGTAGTTCCCGTCACCGTCCAAAGAGCCGCCTAGTTGTGGCGTTGTGTCTTCAACGATATTCGTCAACCTTAACGATATAGAATATAAAATTCCGGTAATATCGTTATCGTTTGCCTGTATCTCTTGCTGTAGCTCCAAAAGAGTATCATACGCCGCACCGGCACCGTTAGTAATAGCATTTATGATAAGCGTCTGTATATCTGATACTGTCTTACCCTGTAGTGTATTTGCGTCTACGATAGATAAACTCTGTGCCAGTGCTTCTATCTGTGCTTTTAGCCAAAGTGTTCTGTTTGCAAGGTGTTTATGCGGTGTATTATCTATACCGTTTGTGCCACCCTCTACCGGGTCTGTAGTTTCAAGCTGGTATATTCCATCTTCCCACTGTTCTGTCTCTGCTATGGTTGCCATATCGCTTATCCTCCTATTAGTTGATTAAGCCGTGGGTATGCTCAGCGTTATAGTAAATGCTTCCATCCCTAGCCTGCAGCGTGTCGTATACAAAACCAAGCAGCTTAGAGCGCACAGGTTTGTACATTTCGATAAGTTTGCGTGCCAGTTCCGCTTTTACCGATGTAAGCGGCACTTTAAGCTCTACGATAAATTCAGTCCAGTGTGTGAACTCTAAAGGGTATATAGGTGAGCCGTCATTATGAAGCACTGTAGCGTCATAACTGTAAGTACCGTCACGCTTTACAGTGTATTTTGCTTTTTCCCTGTCTTTGTATTCCAGTAGTATCGCCTCTTGCGATGCGCTACTAAGCCCTATGGCTTTAAGTATCTCCAGTACAGCCCAAACCGTACCCTTATGCCTGTGCAGGTTTTTACTCTGCAAAATAAGCTGCCGCTTTTCATCATCATGGAGTACGTCAGTCCATAGATCAGCTTTGTGTGCATACGCCAAAAACTGCAAAAACCTTGCATTACATAGCAGAGGGTCGCGCAGTTTTTTGATCTCTTGTATCTCAGTGCTAAGCTGCTGCCTCGTATCGTTGCTTATGTGGCTAAGAGCGTGCAGCTCTTTAGGCTCAAAGGACGGTAAAAGTGATAGTATTTGCGGCTGCATCGTTTATCCCTATTTTATTGTCATCTATGTGTATGTTTGCTGCTGGTGAAGAGATAACTACCTCTTTCACTCCATCCACTTTTAAAAATTCGTTGATCTCACTAAGCGTGATATCCGTACCGATCTGTTTAAGAGACTCCAGCCCTGCATTAAAGGCTGCAACGGCATTTGCATACACGGTTGCAGTATCAAGGTTTGGCAATATTTTTACCTGTGCTGTAACACTGTAGCTTACCTGTGTTGCTGGTGCTACCACTACGTCATCACTGATAGGGCGTACCTTTGTATCGTTAAGCGCATCTGTGATACGTGTAGTGATAAGCGCATCTTCAATACTGCTGTAGTAATACACGTTGACTACACCGTTTTCGCCCCTTAGTATCTTCACATCTTCTATACGGCTGTCTGCTTTGAGTGTGAAGCTCTCGTAGGTTTCCTCACTCCCTGCCGTTGACTTATCAGCTTTTGATATAAGCAGCCTGTAAAGTAGGCTTTTGTCATCTTCTGCATCTGCACCGTTTGTAAACTCTTCGAGTGCTTTAGGCTCTACAACGTAAGGCAGTGTTGTTGTAAGCTGCTCTGTTTTTACTTTGCTGCTGGCTGTGTAAACTTGCAGCTCTACAGTACCGTTTGCTTTTGTTTCGCCTGATATAATGGTAACATCGTCAAGCAGCACGCCTTGGTACTCACCCATACTGTCTTGCAGTACGATGTTTTTAGGTATCACAACATCAAAACCAAATGCAGCACTTAGTGAAAACTCGTACAGTGCGTAAGGCTTGCTGCCTTGTAACCTCTCTATACCATCATCTGCTGCGTGGTTATCAAGGTCTGCCCCGGTAGCGGTTGCAACAAAATATGCCAAAGTGATCTTGTTTAGTTCTGCTCTTAGGTTTAGCTCTTGGTATGCTGCATCCTCTAAGATCATTTTAAACTCATCACTCTCTAGCGGTTGCCAGTCTGGTACAAGCTCTTTAGCTTTTGCTATCTTATTTGCCAGTATGGTTTCGTAGCAAAGCTCTTGGAGTACTTTAGGCTCTGGTAGTGCGTTAATATCAATCATTTGTTACCTCTACTGTTTCACCGTTGGTAAGGTGTACGCTGATCTGTACCGTACCTTTTACAGGGTCCGTATCAAAATTTACTCGGTCTACTTTTACTCGCGGCTCGTTGATACTGATCGCTTCAAATACGTACCGCGTAGCCAAAAGCTGCCACTCTTTACTAAATTTTCTGTCTCTAAGCAGGTAAAGCCTAGAACCGTACAACGGCCTCATTACTCGCGAGCCTACTGGTGTCTTGAGAATACGGTTAATGCTGTCTGCTATGGTTATCAAGTACATCACGCGCCACCGTCACCGTCACTGTCTGTGACGCTACCGCCAGCAGTGATATTTCCATCTGCTGTAACGTCTTGTTTAAACGTAGTAGGTGCATCTATCACAACGGAAGCCGCCTTGATCGTCACAACACCTACACACTCTACGTTAAGCGCACCTGAGGCAGTAGAGTAGCTGACCCTAGTACCGTCGCTGTACTCTATTATCTCCGTACTTTCATCTGCACCTGCCGGCTCTTTCTCGCCACGGTTAAAGATACTCCTAAATACTATGCCGCTGCTGCTCTCTCCAAATGGTCTAAGCACTATGCACTGCTCACCGACTGTGGTAGGTATCCAGTGCTTTTTGAAGCCGTTAGATAGTGAAGATACTGGCAGCCAGTCGGTTTCCAAGTCCATTACTTTCACCCTTACAAGTGCCTTGCCATCTCCACTTTTTACCTGTGATACAGTGCCAAATGCTATGATGTTAGCGATACGTCTTTTTATCTCTGCTATCGGCATTACTGTTCCCACCTTTTGCTTTGGTATTCGATCTCAAATTCAAGCCTTACCCCAGCATAAAGTTTCTCTTTATGCTCGATTAAAGTCTCACTGCCTAGATACCTGCATACCTGCGATACCTCTTCTTCAAAAAGCCCAAATGCTTTGAGTATGTCAGAGCTTACCATTCTCATATCCATGGTAGTTTGCTTGCCGCTGCTTACAGCTATGTCTATCTCTATTTTGAGCTTATGCTTTAGCGTCTGGCTGTCATCTACTGCGTTGTCTTCAGGGTCGCATACTATAATGGCAGGTAGCAGGTCATCTTCAATGGCTTTTGCCCTCCACTCAAATACGTTTGCGCCGGCTTCGGTATAAAAACCGTTTGCACTGCTGATCTGCTGCAAGTGAGATATAAGAATTGTTACTATGTCATGTCTACGCATCTTGTACCTCTAGGTATATGGTCTTAGTACCATCCTTTTGCAGCGGCTTTTCAGTAGGTGCATACGTTTTGCCGTTTATGATAAATGAAGACTTTAGGTTGATATTCGCCGCCAAGTGTGCTGGAACTGAAAATGACGGTACAGTAACCGCTACGCCTGTATGGCTACTATCATCCAATACCACTTCTGTGAACTCGTCAAAGATAACAGCTAGCTGCTCACTTTCGCCAGCGAAAATATGCTCTATGGTCATGCTAAACCCTGCTGTGCTGTAGCACGCTTCAAGATCGGCAGCCACCATGTCTTCAAAACTCATTTGCTTACTCTTCGTCTTGCGCGTTGATTACTTCAATGATCTCTGCTTTTGTCATAGAGTCATCTGCTTCTACTCCGATGGACTCGGCATAAGTCAAAAGCTCTGATTTGTTCATCTTCTCGATAGGCTTTGTAATATCATTTTCAATACTGTAAATATCGCCTACATGATCTTCTATCGCTACGGCCGCACCGCGGCCAATAAGCTCTTTTGCTTCGCGCGGGTTTATCTTATTGTCTTTTATATCTGCACCGTCTTCTACCGTGAGAATTGTATTTTCTGCTACAATAACACCGTGTACAAAGATGGTTGCTGCCATCTTGATTCCTTTCATTTATCTATCTCCTTATTGATCGATATTGTTGGTTGCGCTGAACGATTCTGGATGTCTTATTGCAACATCTACAGATTGGAATGCCCGGATCACAACGCCGGCGCTGTCTGCTTTCGCATACGGATCTATCATGATATCAAGCCCGCCCCACAATCCGTATAAAAGCTGGCTGAAGTCTCCGAATATGAGAGTATTCGCAGGCACCTGGTTACTTCTTGTGTGGTTATATCCATTTACCTCGCCGTCTTTTAAAAGTTTTTCAGGATGGCCAGATTCTACAGGTATTTTTTTGAGCTTTCCTGTTACGGATGCACCTGACACATAATGCATATTTTCAACATCTGCATTCCCGTTTGCGATTGCTGTCTCAAGATCGACGACCTTGTTAAAATTGATGCCACCTAAAGCAGTAGAGCAGTCCACAGCTCCAATACCTGTAGTATATAGTATGCCTTTTGGTTGCCCGTCAAGCCCTGTTCCTGCAATTCCTGCTGCATCAATAGCTAAAGCGATCTCTTCGGCCAAGTCACTCATTAACAAGTTTTCGACATCTATATTCCCCTGCAGCAACATTTGTCTTGAATATCCTGTTTTTGCACTTACCGTTTTTGGTGTCAAAGGCAGCATACCGAGAACTAGATCACTTCCTGTTGTGTTGTCTTCTTCATTGATCCAATATGCGGTTGATTTGCCTGTCTTTTTTGGCACTGAAACATTACCGCTCAATCCTCCGATCACGACTGCGCCAAGTTTTTGTGTTACAAGTTTGTTTTTTAGAATATCGATAAACGAGATGCCGCCGTCATTAGTGCTGATTATTGCAGCGCCGCCTGTTGTATTTAGGTCTCTTTCAAGCACTTGATGTGGCACATAAAACCCTCTTGCATCTTTGCCTAACAGCTTAGCTACCTTTTGGCTTGCTCTTTGCTCAACCTGCGCTTCGCTCCAATCACCTATTAGTGCCGCACGTATCGCTTTGCCAAGAGAATACGCACGGACTTCTTTTTCATCCAATACATTATTTGCTTTAGTGTCTACCGGCTTTGCACTCCCTATCTTTTGCAGAACTAAAGCCCTAAATTCATCGACTGTCGTATCCTCTTCAATTGCTTTTTGCCCCTCTTCCTCCATGTCATGTTTTTTAGCGATAGCCGCGATCTCTCTTACTCTTGTTTTTTCAGCTGCTCTTGCTTCACGCTTAGCTGCTTCTTCTGCTACTCTTTTTTCTTCTTCATTCATATTCTGCTCTCCCTTTTTGTTTAGTTTATTGATTATCTTTACGTCAGACTCCTTAGGGTCTTCTGCGCCTCGTCCGATACCTACCGTGGTATCTGCCGGTATCGAAACTACCGATATCTCAAATGGCCGCCAAGAGGTGACACGATACGTTTCCATCCCATCCTTTTCACTCTCAAGTATCATTTCATCGATCTGATATCCCACAGATACATTTTTCATAATACCGTCAACCACATCACTAAATACCTCTTTGGCTTTAGCACTGTTCCCGAAACGTACTACAGCGATACCGCGCTTATCTGCGATCTTTGCAGATACTACCACCCCGATGACTTCATCCCTGTTATGGTTAAAGAGAAGCGGTGCGGCATTGTTTAAGCGGCTCATATCCACTGATGTAGTTGAGTGATCCAGTATCTCTACCCCCCAGTATCTCTCATACGGGTCTTCACTACTGAAAGACAGCTCTACGGTTTTTTCATCTTGGTTTATACTTCTTACTTCTAAATCTCTGAACTCTTTAAAAACTTTTTTTGTGTTTTCTATATATTGCTTATTCATCGTTATGTCCTCCTTGTTCACTTTGGATTACGACTGTCATGATCTGCGCTATCTCTGCTTCACTCATAGTAAGGATGCCGTACTGCTCTCTAAGTTTTTTCTCTTTTTGCAACTGCTGATATAGTTCTTCTAAGTCCATACCCATTTCATTAGCTATCTGTGTATCTGTCTTAAGACCCTCTTTTTTTGCCAGAATGTTCGCCAGCATATCTTTATATGGGTCAACCCAAGCAAACCCGCGCCCCAAAAATGAAGGTGCGTTGAATTTTTCATACTTTGAATACGGCAATGGAACGGCTTGCTTAAGTAGCGCCATATCCAGCCAGTCTCCAAACACTGGTGCGGCTGCATGATCTATCATCCACTGCTGTAGCTCTTTCCAGATGTCGCGCTCTTCAAGCTTCCCGCTTCTAAGGCTTGAAAAATTGACACCTTCAAGATCGTTTGCCAGGGAATTGTAACTGATATCAAGACCGCTTGATACACCGCGCAAAACAACTTTTATAAAGTCTTTAAACGCTGTAGTGGGGTGTGTCGGGTCATAACTTTGAAATTCATACCCGTCAGGCAATATCTCAAACTCCCCTGGGCTTAGTTCGTTAACAAAACCGCCATCAATTTTCTCATCACCCAAAAACTCACCGCTCTCGTTTTTAATGCGCTTGTAAAAGCCGCCTTTGCTGGCGGCTACGCGTGATGCTACCAGTTCTGCTTCTTCATAGCCGTTGAGCATCTTCATGCGCGTCATGGCTGTGTGCATCCAAGGCATACCACGTGAAGATGAAATTCGTGTAGGTAGAAACAAATGCACTATCTGATCGGCAGGTATGCGCTCTCTTGCTATATCCATACGCTGCATGCCGTTACTGTGTGGGTGTGATTTGTAAATATGATAAGCAATAGGCTTGCCCCATGCGTCGAACTCTATGCCCATCATAATATTACGTTCTGGGTCATTGAATTGTTCGTCAAGGTGATCTGCCTCTATAAGCTGTACGGCGAAACCAAACTTATTTGGGAACCCTTTTACCTTACGGATAAGCACTTCGCCGTCTTCTGCCGCTGCGCCTATAGCCATTTTCCACACGTCATCTATAGTGTATTTTCCTGTTACGTCACAGATACCTTTTTTACCCCACTCTTTCCAGGCCTCCTCTATTAAGTTGTTAGCCGCCCTGTCAAGGTTTCCGTTTGTGTCTTTAGCCCTGTTTTGAAGTCTAAGCCCTGTGCTTCCGATGACATTCGTTTTTAATATACGTTTAAATCGCTTTGCATAGTCATCATTCATCATTAAATCGCGGCTTCTGTTTCGCACGCTTCTTAGATCGCGCCTTATGCTTACGTCTGCTGTAGCTTGTACAGGTATCCAATTTGCGTATAGTGTGCCGGTACTGGATGCGTTAAAGTGTCTTTTCTGAGGGAGAGTTTGTTTTACCCTTGTAATCTCTAATCCAAATAATTTCAAGATGAAAACCTTACAAGTACACGGCGATTTGGTTTTATGCCTGCTTCAAGATTGGCGGCTGCCTTTTCTGCTGCCACCTCTTTTTTATACTTCTGTCTTAGGATTTCAAGATCACCAAAGGTATATTTTTTTAGCTGTCTGCCATTTATCTCATATTCAAGCACATCATTATCTGCTTTTTTGAGTAGTACTGCTTCTATCTTCGCTACCATCTGCTCTGCGAAAGTTTGAACGTCAGCCAAGAGTACCCCTTTGATGTATTATGGTGCTATTTTTGCCAAAAATACAGGTACTTAAAAAGCCCTAAAAAATAATTTCAATCTCCCAGATAGTTCTGTGCTCTTCCAGCGCTTTTTCTATGGCTGTTTCTACAAACTCTGTTTTTGAGACCCCCAAAGCATCATACGTTATATCAAGTTTGACAGCCAAAGATGATCGAAGTCTGACATTATCTAGCTTTACCTTCGGGTCTTCTGACCTTGGTCTTCCTGATCTTATGTCACATCTACCTGTACCCATTTACCCATCCCCCTTGTTTTTTTTGTTTTTTAAACTGCCTTTTCGGCTGTATTGCATCATCTTTTTGGGCCGGTTTTAAGTTTTCTTGTATCTTTTCATAGTTCGGGTTGAGTATTGCAAGCGCAGCAAGATTATATACGGTATAGTCTAGTGCTTCGTTTCTTGGTCGTGTAGGCTTCCATATGCGTAACGGTCTGCCTTTGCTGAATGTTGTTACAAGCTTCTCTGATGTTAGCTGCTTAAAGTACTCTTCATCATAGTTTTTATTGAAGTGCATGAAACCTTCTCCAAACTCTTCTAGATTCAGCCTGGAAAATATCAGCTCTTTTGCTGTATCAGTGCCTAAAGTAAAAAGTTTTACCTTACCTTTATTGCTTGTACTAGGCCTTGATATAAGAGGTTTCCCGATCACACTAGACCCCTTGATAGCGAACACTCTTTTGTGTTCACGTTTTTTGCAGTAATTGTATACCTGGTCTGTGAAGTGACCTCCTGAGTCTATGCAGGTACAGCTTACTCTTAGTTCTACCCCATCTTCACGTATGTATATAGCATCTATGATATTATCCAAGTCGTTCCATATCTGGCTTTGTGACGGTATACCCTCTATCCTGAATGGCTTGATACCCCAGCTCTCATGGCCTTTGCCCCATGCTTTGATTTCCCCCTCCAGCCTGTCATCTTGTACGTCTATACCGCAGGTAAGTATCACTGCTTCATTTGGTATTGCCATGTAGTCTTCACAGTTTTTAAGCAGGTTGTCATCTTCTATCTGTTTGCCTTGGTCTTCTATCCATGTTTCGCCTAGGGAGGTGTTAATAAAAGTCTTGAGGGTATACTGGCTTTTTTTTGCTTCCATAAAATTTTTTGCCATTTCCTTAAGTGTTACCCATGGGCTGTAAATCTCATTAAGCCAAAACCCGGCTACACCGTTAAATGGTTTTGTTGCCCTCCACTCCCCTTTTTTGATAGCGTTCCATAGTGCAGTATCATCCATGCCGACACCGCATTTTTCACAGTAGTACTTAGCTGTATCAGGCTGATCGTTAAATACTACATTTTTCCATACCAGTACTTGGCCCTCGTTGCACTCTTGGCAAGGTACGTAATACTTTCTCTGGTCGCTTGCCTCGTATGCTACCTCTATTCTGCTTATATCTTTAACCGTCGGTGTAGATACCAATATTGTTTTTTTGTTCCAAAATGTAGTACTACGTTTTATGGCAAGATTTACTGGATCACCCTCAGCGCCGGCGCTTGCAGGATATCTGTCTACCTCATCACACATGACTACTCTTACAGGTCTTGAAGCCAGAGATGCCGGAGAGTTTGCGCCAGCCATAGTGATATGGCCGCCTGAAAATGTCTTATGCAAAATAGTGTTGCCGCTATCTTTTGCCTTACTGTCCTTGATCTTATTGGTCAGTACTTTTGTGTCGCGCGTCATTGGTGCTAACCTATCCTTACTGAACGCCTGTGCCATATCTAGGGTTGGCTGTAGCAATAGCATGGGGCTAGGGTCTTGATCTACAAAATATCCTATGATGTTTAATAGCAGCTCTGTTTTCCCAACCTGTGCAGAACTCATAAAAACTATAGTGTGGACAGTAGGATCGCTGACTGCATTCATAATACCGCGCTGGTACTCAGCCCTGCTGGTGCGCCACTTTCCGCTTTCCGATGATGCTTCACTGCTCAGTTGCCTGTACTCATCAGCCCACTCTGATACAGTTAATTTCTTGGGTGGTTTAACAACTCTTACACAATCAGCTACTATCATTGATTTTCGTCCTCCAGTTGGCTAAGTTCCTCCAGTAGTTCATAGATATAGCTCTCTATTATTGCAGCTGCTTCTTTTTTGTCTTTAAGCCCTAAAAGGTCTAATGACATTTTTGTAGGTAATGCAAGTGCCTTGTCTCTAAAAGCTTTCAGTATCCTCTGGTTATCTTTGATTATCTGTTCTTTAGGCATGAGCCGCTTTTCACCCTCCATGTACTTTTGTTGGTTTAGCTTGCCTGCCCAAAATGTGTTGATGATCTGTACTTTTTGACCGCTAGTTAATTTTCCTCTAAGTAGTAACTTTAGCTCTCTGATGTTATCTCCGTTATAAAGATAACTATCTTTGATCTCGGTATCTGTGCCTGTCTCTATTTCTACAGTTGTCTCATCGATCTCTTTGTCTTTGTCTTTTTGGTTTGCTTCACGTTGCGAATCCCTTGCAGGATCCTTGCTAGAAATGTATGCCTGTAGCGCACAGTCGCGTAAAATTTTTTTGCCGTCCATGCAAGCATCAAAAATCCCGCGTTTTTTTAAATTCGTTATGTGCTGCTTGCTGACTCCGTTTGCTGCTGCCAGCTCTACTTGCGAAATGTACTTTTTCCCCATAAGTAAACCTTTAAATCCCAAAGTAAACTAAGTTTTGAACTAGTTTACTTTTTGGCTCCAGCCTCGGCATGATCGTGCTTTGATGGATAATTGCTAAACTAAAAAAGTAAACTAACTTTAAAATTTGTATATCTAGGACATTTTCGCACTCGCTAGTACCCTTAACTGCATAACCTCCAGGAAGTACCTTTTTAAGGGCTTTTCCACATATTGCTTTTATTTTTATATAATCCATAGAGTTATATTTATTAACGTCTTGACTAAATCTATTTGAAACAACTGCAGCACGGTTTGTAGCGCACTCTTTCGCTAGCGAAAATAATCTAAATTTTTCTAATCTATTTCTAACCATAACTTTTACGCCTTACCTATGTAGTAATTAAAGTTATTTTGTAGGCTTGTTCTAAGCTCTTTTTGGGCATGTTTATCTGCATCTTTTAGCAGCTTATCGTTAAACATTTGAGGTATAGAAACGGTAGTGACTGCTCTTATCTCCTGTGCACCTTTTACTCTCTGCAATACTGCACCATTCTTTGCCGTAAATGCTCTTTTCAATACTTTACGCCCGGTGTCTTTTCTGATCTTAACACTCACGTTACCGCGCTGTTTCAACACCTTAGCACCAAATCTCATAGCATTAAACCGTCTTGATCTAACATCTATGGTGTATCTTATGTCAGAGTACCGTGACTTTCGTACCTTCATAAACTTGTTAAGATCACCTGCTTTAATGTTATATGTACGTCTTACACCTTTTGATAGGCGCGTTTTTGTCTTGCTGCCTACATCGTTTATAGTACGGTTAAGTGCTTGCATATATGCGCGTGGGTTTAAATGCGCCAGCACCTTATCAACACCCTCTAATATTACTGCCTCCATTTCATCGTTTCCCTTTATAAAGTTTTTTTACGTGATCTCTCCCACTGTCCGGGGCTAATTTCGCGTATTTGAGTGTTTGGTTTATATCTTTGTGATTAAGCAGCTTTTGTATCTCCTGTATGCTAACACCAGAGATAGCCAAGTGTGAGGCAAAAGTATGCCTAAGCGTATGTATCACCACCCGGTGTTGCTTATCGTTTCCTGTCAGATCATCGTTAAATACTTCAAGGAATGGCTTAAGCTTTTTGTACAATGTTTGGTACTTTGTCTTTTTACCGTTTACAGATACCACATAGTGGTTTAGCTTCATGTTTTTCATGTGATCTACTAGCATCGTGAAGCTATCATCATCAAGGTAAGCCACATAGGTATTACCACGTTTAAAGTCGTTGATCGTGATACTTTTGTGTGACTGGTTTATGTGCTTCTTTTGTATTGCCAGCACTCCCTCAGCTCTAGCACCTGTACCAAGTGCCACAGCGGTAAAGAGTTTCAATACAAGATCATCATTAACCATGTCTCTGAGGTGTTCTATCTCTTCATGGCTTAGGTATCTAAGGCGTGTGTTACTCACTTTGAAGTGCTTTATGTTTCTAAACGGGCTGTACTTTATGATGCCGCGTTTTATGCCAAAGTTCACCAGCCTTACTATCAGCTTTATGATGCCGTTTATCGTAGACTTTTTAAGCCCATGAGCGATCTTGATAGTCTGTAGGTCCGTGATATCTTCATCATTAAGGTTTGCTACAGCTATATCTCCGAAATGCGGCTCTATGTGTTTTTTGTATGTCTGCTGGTACTGCTTGATACTCTTAACATGTACAGCGTTTGTTCTAAAATACGACTCTGCAAGTTTCCCGAAAGTAAGCCGCTTCATATCCTTTTGGCTAAGGTCTAAGCCGTGTCTTTGTTCGCTAAGCTTCTGGTTGCGTATCTCTATGCACTTTGCCTCTGTTATTCCCTCCGATCTCTTGCCGATCTTAAGCCAAGTGTTTTGGCTATCCCCTGCTGTCTTATAGACGATGAAGTAGCTTACATCACCGTCTATAAGTTTGTTTAACATCACCTTAGAGCCATAACGGTTACTTGTTTTCATGAGCTACCTCTTGAACAGATTTTTTAACATTCGAATACGCTATTCCCTCTCTAATTTCTCCTGCAAAAATAAGCCCGGCTATTTTTTGCGCATTGGCAAGATCGCGTACATATGCACGCTTTGTTTTTACCCTTGTAAGTGACATATCGGCAGATAGGTGCAGCGGTATACCGTCTATGCCGCTTGGCGTTGAAATAAAGTATCTTTTTTCATAGTCGTTTTCTTCTATGTGGATATCTACTACTGTACGCATTTCATCCCACCATACTTTTAGCTGTTGGAGTTACGAGGTTCATAACGTCACGCTGTTTACTGTCAAGCTGCTTATCTTTTGATGTGACAAGGTACTGCTTCATAAATGACTCTATAAGAGCTGTTTTCAGATCTCCTCTCTCACAAAGCTCTATGATGTGTGCTGCTGTGCGAAGCGTCGCAAGGGCTTTAAGCTCTTGTATCGTGAAGTATCGCACACCTTCCAAATGCAGCTTTGAAAAAGGTGACACTTCATCGTTTTCTATCATGTTCTTTATTTTGATGCGTGATGTGTTCACCTTTTGTACGATCTTATCGCAAAAGCTATCAGCGGTTGCGTGCGGCAGCTTTGTTTGCTGTTGCTGCTTTTTGTACCGTGTAGCCAGTGCATCAAGTCTCTCTGGTTTTGTAGTGTATTCTATGCCGTCCTTTTTATCTCTACAAAACTGTAAAAACGCTTCTGTATCTTCTATGCCTATGAGTGCTTCATCTATGGCTACGCTGTGCTGTGCGTTATTGATATCAAGCCCAACGATGTTTGCCAGCCTGATCTGTACCATTATTCAGCCTCCACATCTATGATGTTTTTATCTTCTGCTGCTTGCTGCTGCATCCTCCATCCTATACTGCCTACCTGAGGCTCTTTTGTGTTTATAAAACCTTGCTTTGGTGAGTAAAAATCTTTCCAGTTTGCATTGATCGCATTTTCTATCACTGACGGATTACGTCCAAAGTCATGGTATTTCCCAAGTAGCCTTTTATGTGACTGGTAAGATGTCTTTAGTTTCAATGAATTTCTAAGCTCTATGTACTCCAAATACAGTGCTTTTTCTGTATCGATGAGTACTTTGTAAAGCTCGATGTTTTTGAAGTCTTCATCTTTTTTTGTAGTTTTTTTATTCTCTGTAGTATTCTCTGTAGTATTCTCTGTCAAAGATAATACTATATTAGTTTCCACGTTTTGTGGCGTACAGTTTCCACCAATGGTGGAAACTGTGTTACCCGTTTCGGTGATACAAGTTACCCACTTTTCCCAGTCTATCTCATAGTATGTTTGAGCAGGTATGCCCTCTCTTGTTACAGTGATAAAAGGTAAGTTTTTGATGAGTTTTTTAGCGTTTTCAAGCTCTTTTTTTGTCAGTAGCGTTTCTGTTTTTATCTCTTCGTCTGTTTTATAAAACTTGTCAGATTTACTAAACCAGTACATAAGCTGAGATAGTAGTATTCCGCCAGTAGTAGAGTTTGTAATTTGTTTGTAAACCGGGTAGTAAGCTATGGGCTTATGGTTAAGCTGCTTAAATAGTTGTGTCATGTTTGTTTCTCCAGTTCCACCTAGGCATGAACCGATTAGACTTAAGCACAACAGATGGGCCATGCTTCAAGTTTGAGCCAGCCAGAACTGGATATAATAACTGGCTCATGTCTAGGTATTAGATATGATGTGGTAGAGGCTTCGGGGGCTAGTTTTTCCAGTTCCAGACCCCTTAGTCTCATCAAAACCAGCCAAAGCTGGCTTCAATGAGACTAATCAAGATCGCGCACTGCTATATGAAGCACGGTATCTTTGAGTTTCGCGTTTGCTACCTGCGCTTCGTCTATCTCCTTAAGTATTTTTTCGCGCTCTTTTCCATCTATGGCGCCGTCTTCTATCGCGTTTTTTATCACCCTGAAAACATCGCTGTTTTCCATGTTTGCCCGGTCTACAAGCAAGTTTATGTCTTTGATGTCTGCCTCCGCTGTTTTTCGCTTCACGGCAACCATATCAAATACTTTGGCAAAGGCTTCAAGTATCCTCATATCCCCGGTGAGCCTGGTGATGGCTATGCACCTGTCAATGCTAAGCGGCATAAGCGTATCATCCGGGTTTAGCTGCCGGTACAGCACGTTTTTTGTTGTACCAAGATCGGCTGCCACTACGTCTATCTTGCATCGTTTTTTCTCCATATAGTCAAACACCACGCTGTGTGCCGCCTCGTACACTTCCATAGTCGGCAGTTCGCCGCTTTCAAAGATATCGTTCATCATCTTTTCCCCTTTATTTTGATGTGCGTTTATTGTGCTAAAACATACGCATCGTTTATAGTTGCGCCAGTCTCAGCCTTTGGTATATAATTGGCTATGAAAGATTTGATATCTATCCAAACATCAAAAGGCACACCGTGAACTTTATGCAGCTCTACGATCACCGTGTACTCAGGCCTTCTTTCGCCGCGCAGTATCATGTTGCGCATAGACACGCTGTAATAGTTGTTAAGTATTTCTTTAAGTTTTTTTCGTTCCATAATGAATAATACATTTTGTACTCTTAATTAAAGATTAATAAAGGTACATTTTGTATTTTTTAATTTTATATAATAAAACTAATCAAATAGGGGGGGGTGTTTTGAAAAATGTAAAAGATTTGCCTAACCTTTTTTCAGCTAAATTGCGTTTTTATATGGATAAACGTGATTTTACTGGAGAGAAAATAGCAGAAAAATTAGGGGTGAGTAAGTCTACTGTTATACACTGGGCTAATGGTCGCAGGTTTCCTAATGACATTTTGAAAATATCAGAGCTAGCAGATATTCTAAATATTTCTATAATCGATCTCCTACCTGTAACGCATAAAGAAAAAAAAAGGCTTGTAAAAAAAGAGCTTGAAGAAAACCTGTATGAGTATGAAGACTATCTCAGCGGCGCATTGCCATCTTCTCTGATATCCGTACCGCTCATAGACGGGTATGTAGGCGCAGGGTCGGCTGGGCTTGTCGGCACGGCCCATTTGGAACATATCTACGTCGACATCCACACCCTTGACACGCGCTACCCCGCGAAAGACATCAAAGCCATACAGGTAGTTGGCGACAGTATGAAACCCTATGTGGATGACTCCGATATTGTACTGTTCATACCGCTAAAAGACGGTGAGAGAGCCGCAGCAGACGGCAAGTACATCATAGCCACAGCAGTAGGCGAGCAGGTAAAAAATCTCAAATTCATGCTAAATGGCAACATCCGCATCATCTCAGAAAACCCAAGCTACCACGGTGCAAACGGATACGATGAAGAGCTTGACAAAGACAGCCAAGAGTACCTGCATATCGTAGGCAGGGTTGTAGGCAGGATACTAAAAGGTTAATTACATCAAAACAAAGGGGATAGTGCTAAATGAGGACTATAGATATCTCATCAAGTAAAGACTTAAGTGATTTATTTGATGCTATAATAAGCGGTGAAAAAGTGCAGGTAGGTGATGTTAAACCGATACCTTTTGTACTTCATTTCAAGGGCGAAAAGTTTAAAGTAAAAGATGGTTATATATCGGCTGAATTTGCAGATTTTTTGTCTACATTCAGAAAAGACTATAAGTTATTTCTTGAAAATACATTCGGCAAATCAAAAGTAGAAGATGTAGAAGTACTTTTCAAAGTAGAAGACGGCAGTATAGAACTTGATATGTTAAATGACTTGCCGGCAGAAGTATGGGGAGTTATAGGAAAGATGGACGGATTACAGGTAACGACACTTGGTATTATAGCGCTTCTTGGTTTTTTTGGTACAAAAGCATGGAAAGATTATCTTGATACACAGAAACACAAGATAGAGACCACAGAAGCCAACGAAACAAACAAAAAAGCACTTGAAGTTGCCACAAAAGCCATAGAAGAGCTTGGAAGAAAGCCTGTTCTAGAAAAAGCGAAAAACAGAGCAATGAAAGAGGCTATAGGACTTCTTGGTGTAGGTGATACACTGGAACTATCAGACGGTACACTGTCAACATACGACATGAACGATGTAGAAACATTTAACTATGTAGAAGTATATGAGCCAAAAGAAACCATCATAGAAGATACCTACACCATAAAAGGTTTTGACAAGATAAATGACGGCTGGAGAGTGAAGCTCAGAAGCCAACTTCTAAATACTTTCGTGGCGGTATCCTTGCTAGATCAAAGAGATAATGCAAAGCTGTACCAGGCAGCAGATGACGGCGAAGATATAGCGTTGAAAGTAAGGGTAGTTAGAGAGGGTAAGACTATAAAAGAGGCTTACATACTGCCAAATTAACAATAAAAAGGTTTAATGATGACAGATAAAAAAATGACAGTAAAAGATATAATAACAGGCATACTTGTTTGGTGTGTAATAGGTTTTTTTGCTTATGGATATTTTTCAGACGATACGGATAATACAAAAAATAAACCTGTAGACACGTCCATATTTAAAAACTTTGATGAATATATCGTTAACGTAAATTATTCTTTAAAAACTCTTGATAAAGATATGAAATTTAAAACTATATCGTTTGATCCTCCCAACATCACATCCTCTGCAAACGACAAAATAGGCTTGGTAATGAAAATTGATAACAATACACAAAGCCTTATAAGCGCAACACTTATAGCACATACTGATACAAAAAAAGCAATCAATGATTCTGTATATGCCGCGACTGCATTCGTCATGGCTTTTTTTGATTCAAACATGGGGTTGAAACAAAGAGGCGATATTACACACTATTTAGGTCTTGATGATGGTAGTGTATTGAAAGAAGATAAAAGATTTCAGTTAAACGATATAGAGTTTTCATCTATATACTCAGATCATACAGGATTAATGATAACAGCAGACAAAGCGGAAACAAATAGCTCTATTTAGTACCGTTCATATCCTCCAGTATGCTCTGCTCTGCTTGCTGGAGTGCCTTAGCCTCCATTTCTTCATCACTCACGCCAAACCATAAGCCAAAGATCACAAACACCAGCACCAAAGCCCCTGCCAAAATCTCTATCATGTCTCTCCCTTTGTTTCTATTCGATCTATCCACGCTGTAGCCTTTTATTTTTATAGCTGTTAGTATACCAGACTTCTAAACTGCATAACTTTTTTATAAAAAATACATTTCGTATTATTTTTAATTTTTATTTAAGAGTACAAAATGTATTATTTGATTGTAACTACTTCTATATCGCTCTACATAAGAGCATCCGGAAGCAAAAAAGGAGCTAAAATGAAAAATACTACACTAATCTACAGGGCTATGGCGAACGGATGCAAGACAGCCGGAGATCTTGCAAGATACTTGAAAGGGGGGGAAAGATGAAAAAGTTTTTCCGAGCTATGGAGTGGGAAAAAAGATGCGGGGGCATAGACTGGCCTGAAGTGGCAGCAGATACAGCAGTTATAGGATGTGTTGCTGCATTGATATATGCAATATGTTTGGCGGTAGCGTTATGATCGCGGTCATAGGCAGCGGCAAGATCGTCATCACCGTGCCGGTGCTTGGAGTGGATTTTAACAAAAAAAGCGGCCATGTATGCTTGCTGCATACAGACAGCAGCAAAACATACATCGACACTAACAAAGACAAAGTGATTATCAAAAAAGATAAAAAAATCATTGAAGTGTTTCAAGGAAGAAGAAGTGAAAACTAAGAAAAAACACATACTAATGGGCGAGTATCTAGATACAGTGGGGCTGGAGATAGAGTTCGGTATGGCAAAAAGCACACAGGCAAAATACAGAAAACAGCTGGATATGCCATATAAAAAAATAGGCGGTGCGATTTATTATAAGATCTCAGAGATCAAAGCATGGATCGATAAACATTCATGCGGGATGGCGGTATGA